ACACATGGTTGAGGCTGTAAAAGGCGAAGACCTGCGCGTTAGTATGTCGTTCAACACCTTCCCAGTGGGCTACGTCGGAGACGACGACAGCCTCACCGGCTTGCATTTGTAGGATCAGGCACATGGCCCATTTCGCTGAATTAGATGCCAACAACGTGGTCCTACGGGTCATTGTTGTCGGCAACCCCGACACCGCCGATGCAAATGGTGTGGAAAAAGAGTACATTGGTGCGGCTTTCTGCGAACGCTTGCTAGGCGGAACTTGGAAGCAGACCAGTTATAATGGTAATATTCGCAAGCGTTACGCTGGGATTGGCTACACTTACGACGCTGGCCGGGATGCGTTCATCACCCCACAGCCTTACCCGTCCTGGGCGCTGGACGCTAATGCAGCTTGGCAAGCCCCGGTGCCAATGCCGACCGATGGTAAAATGTACCGTTGGGACGAGCCGACTCTTAGCTGGGTAGAAGTTGAAGGAATGGTCTAATGGCATTTACCGCAACACAGTATCTGTTTAAGGCGTCTAGCGTGACGGCCACGACCGCCGCTACGGTTGGCAGCTACACCGTCCCGGCCAGTACCAGGGGTATGATCCTGGGCCTTACGCTAGCCAACAGCGCCACTTCAAACGCCATTAACTACGCCGACGTTAACTTGAGTGATGGGTCCAATGCTTTTTCCGTTGCCAGAAAAACGCCGATTCCTCCCGGTGGGTCCGTGGTGGCGGTTGGTGTTGAGAAACACGTACTGCCAACTGGCGGCTCAATTCAAATAATTGCGTATGCAACTGGTGGCCTTGATGCCATTGCCACTATTGTGGAGATAACCTGATGACAACATTTATTGGCCGTGGGCCGGGGACTTCTCCGACCACAGACTTCTTTCCACTTAGTGCTTCTTTACCGAGTGCGCCTGTAATTGTTATTTCCGCAACAATATCTAGTGCAGCAAATACAATTCATACGGCAGATGCCAAGGCTTACGACGTTCCGATTGTTTACGTTGCCAATGTCGGCGGCGTTGCTGGGGCGATTGTATATCTGAATATGGGTGCCACGGGTGCCTCTCTTGCAACCACGCAGTCTATTGCATTGGCCGTAGCAACGTCTTCATACGGGCTTATTCAACCCGGCACGCCCATCAGCGGCAGCGGTGTAGTTTATATGTGGTCTACATCTGTCGCTGGGACGTTTGCCGCCTACGGCGGCGTGACGCGAACTTACACAGCTTCGGCATAGGTGCATCATGGGCAATCCAATGACGCCGTTTGTTCCACCGGCAGCGGCATTTAATCCTCCTGTACTTAATATTTTAGCGTCCACGGCTGTCACTAACATTATTACTCTGACCAATACACAAGCATTAAGTGACGTTCTTTACATATCTGGAACAGCAACAAATTCAGGTACTGGGCCTTATATTTATTTCCCAACCAACGCCCCTGCTAAGGTTTATACTCTTGTCGTTGATGCCGTCACAACCGGCACAACTGGAAATGTAATGGCCGTAGGGCATGTCGGAGGAGGAAACGTAACCAGTTTTTATCCTTCACTGACTTGGCAATTTGCTCATTTCCCAAGCGGAATCAGCTCATTCTTCTTCGTCCGCGCCAGCGCAACAAACATTACGTACCCATAAATGCCCACAGCAATGACCTTCACCAGTCTGCAAGCCGATGTTCGCTCTTACTGCGAACGCGGCGGCTCGGCTGTTGACACGCAGTTCAACACCCAGCTTCCTGGGTTCATTAACTTGCGTGAGCGTCAGATTGCGCGTGAGCTTAAAATCCAGGGCTTTATCAATAACGTAAACACTGCCTACACGGCGTCTGTTGGCGTTTACCAGAAGCCAGACCGCTGGCGCGAAACCGTCAGCATTAACGTCGGCACTAATATCGGCACAGCGACGACGTTCAATACCCGCGTTACGCTCCTGCCGCGTTCGTATGAGTACATCCGTACATACTGGCCGGATGACACGCAGACCGGCACGCCCAAGTATTATGCTGATTATGACTATAACCACCTTATCTTTGTGCCAACGCCGTCAACGACGTTCCCGTATGAAATCAACTACTGGCAGCTTCCGCCGTTGCTGGACGACACTTCGCAGACGAACTGGCTGACGGAGTACGCACCCAACGCTCTACTCCACGGCACGTTGGTTGAGGCGTTTACGTACCTGAAGAACCCAGAACAATCCGCTGCTTGGTCCCAGGCTTATGACCGGGATATGTCGGGATTGAACAGCGAGGACTTGCAGAAGATTCTCGACCGCGCACAGAAAAGGAATACGGCGTGACCAGCTTTACACAAGTATTCGGCGGCGGAACGCTAGACCCGGCACAGCCTAGCTATAAGTCTTACACTGCCACTTCCAGCATTACGTCCGTATGGCCGATTGAAGCCTCGACCAGCCAGAATGTGGTGGCGGCGATTAACGACATCAGCTTCGGCACAACGACCAGCTTGACCTTCATACTGCCGCCAGCCAACCAAGTCTCTGTTGGCTACAACATGCTGTTCAACAACGTAGGCACCAGTGCCTTCACGGTGCTGGCCAACGGCGGCGGAACGATCCTGACCGCTACCTCCGGCGCGGCGTGGTCGGCATATGTGACCGACAACAGCACGGCTTCTGGCGCATATCGTGTTTATCAAGCCGGTGCGGGTACGTCCTCGGCTTCGGCTGGTACGTTGGCCGGACTTGGCATTAAGGCAATCACCACTACGCTGAATCAGGAATACCCTGCGTTCACTGTTGCCGTAAGCACCCTCATTACAGCGGCATATCGCGCCGCTACGGTCGTTTACACGGGCGGCTCTGGCACGTTTACGTTTGACCCTCTGGCCACGCTCACGACTGGCTGGTTTGTAAACCTTGTGAACCAGGGCACTGGTGCGCTTGTTGTTACGCCGCCAAGCGGGACCATTGATGGCGCTGCTACTAAGAACATGAACCCTGGCGATAGCTGCATTGTCACGACTAACGGTTCTAATATGTTCACCGTTGGTTTTGGACAAGATGCTGTTTATGCGTTTTCGTTTATTACAATCAACCTTGGCGTTGGTTTTAGCGGTAATTACACATTAAGCGGTTCAGAGCTTAATAAAACAGCCGTTCAATTTACCGGAACTCTTGCTGGCGCGGTTAACATCATCGTGCCATTCACAGCGCAGCAATACTGGGTTGATAACTCAACAACGGGCGGCACTGGCTTTGCGTTCCTCGTAAAGACATCAACACAATCCGGGGGCGCGGCTGTTACTAATGACGGCACTAGCCCAAGGCGCGAAATCTTGTACTGCAACGCGACTATTGTGGTGAACGCCGATACAACCGGCCTTAGCACGCCGCTTGCCATTGGTGACGGCGGCACTGGCGCGACAACGGCCAGCCAAGCATTAGCTAATCTTGGCGGTGTAAACGATCTTGGCGCTGTTTCTTACTCATTGATCTTTAGCTAATGGCCGATCTGGTTCCCCTAAAGATAGCTTCACAGGCAGGGTGCAAACGCGACGGCACTCTTCTGGAGGGGGACAACTATGTCGATACGCAGTGGTGCCGCTTTCAGTTGCGTAAGGGCTTACCGCGCAAGATGGGCGGCTATCGCCGTCTGACGGCTGAGTTATCTGGCATCTCTCGCGGCCTTAACGTCTTTAACAGCGACCTAGACACCTACAGCCACTCTGGCTGGTCTGATGGTTTAGAGCGTTTCTTGCTCGATCAGAACGGAAACGTGTCGTCCATTGCTGACAGAACGCCGGTAGGTTTTACGGCTGACGCAAAGAATCTTTGGCAGTTTGATACTTTGTATAGTGCGGCAGACGTAACCTCCGTTTTACTTGCTCATGCCGCGCCAAATTTAACTGACATTGCTGCAACTACATCCGCGCCGGTTTATTACGGAGACGTTCTAGGCACAGGCGCATTAGTAGCGACGACCTCACCTGATGTATCTGGTGGTGTGATGTCTCTTGGAGCTTTCGCTGTCAGCTTTGGAAATGATGGTGTTGTTAATTACACCTCAGACAGCACCCCTAACGATGTTACCGGAGTTTGGGAAAGCGTTAGGCCAACAGCTTCAAAGCTAGTGTATGGCCTCCCCGTTCGTGCCGGTGCTGGCAACGGCCCCTCCGGTTTGATCTGGGGCATTGATTCTCTTATCCGCATGACATACGTGGGCGGGACTGCAACATTCAACTTTGACAACATCACCTCTGCCTACAGCCTTCTGTCCTCGCAGTGCGTCATCGAGTATGACGGCATCTATTACTGGGCTGGCATAGATCACTTTCTGAGCTTTAACGGCGTTATTCAGGAAGTTGAAAACGGTATGAACCTTAACTGGTTCTACGACAACTTGAACTACGCTCAATCGCAGAAAGTGTTTGCCTTCAAGATTCCGCGTTGGGGCGAAATCTGGTGGTGTTATCCACGCGGCACCGCCACCGAATGTACCCATGCCGTGATCTATAACGT